GGGGGGGGGGGGGGGGGGGGGGGGGGGGTGGACCCCGCGCGTGTGTGTAGGCGAGTCTGGGTGGCCTCCTTGACTAGATAAAAAAATCAGCATTTAGCCATATACCTCTAAAATCGATTTTAAGGCATGTTACAGACGATCTTCCCTGTCTCGGCTACCCATGTAGCCTCCAGACGGCTTTTGACGCTGTAGCCTACCTAATATCGAAGAATATTGACAAGAAGAAGGGCCTCCTACCGTCGGCCCCCACCCTAGCACGCCCCCTAACTATCTTTACTAGATATTCTAGTACTAAACGTTAGTATATATCTTATTAATCCTTCTTGTATCTATCTTAGTACATACTCTAGTATATATCTTAGTATTATATTAATATATATTATATACCAGAAATCTCCTTTTGTCAATAAAAAATTGAGGCTTGAAAGCCGAAATAAGCCCCAGCCCTGGGGGCGGCCCTAAAAACTACCAAAAATAACAAAAATTCACACATGATGTCGATTTGTCTTGACTTTTGACACAAAAAGTAGTATAATAGGTGTAAAGGGGAAGAGGATTCTACATTGGCATACCTAAAAGACGGCGATCCTATCCCGACTAGCGGGAAGGGAGCCAAGCTTTCACACAGAATGATCCGGTTTGTCGACGAGTTTATGGTCGACATGAATGGCTCAGCCGCTGTCGCAAGGGCTGGCTTCAAGACCCAGAACCCAAACAGGCGGGCGACAGAGCTTCTCAACCATCCTCTCATCAAGAAAGAGATAGATCGTAGGATGGAGAAGAAACAACAGAACTCAGAGGTCCGAGCCGAGTACCTCATCAATAAACTCATCAAAATCATCGAGGCGACTGAGGACGACAACCCCCAGGCAGCCCTCCGAGCCATCGAATTGGCGGGTAAATCCATCGCCCTCTGGAAAGAGCGGCAGGAGATTTCTGGTCCTGACGGCCAGGCGATCGAAGTCGAGCAGAGAACACAAAAAGATGTCGAAGACTTCAAAGGCCGAATTGCTAGCATCGCTTCCAGAGGCGGAGAGGGAGGCGTTACTAAGTTCCCTGACCCCGCAAGCGATCGCAAGTCTTAAGTACGACTGGGCCTTCTGGGCTCGTCCCGACCAACTCCCTCCCGAAGGCGACTGGGATAACTGGATGATCCTGTCCGGTCGTGGGTGGGGCAAGACGAGGACTGGCTCTGAGTGGATCCGGCTGAAAGCCGAGCAGTATCCGGGCTGTCGTATCGCCCTCGTAGCCGAGACAGCCGCCGACGCCAGAGACGTCATGATCCTTGGTGACTCCGGCCTCATCGCAATCGATCCCAACCTCACCGAGGACTCGTGGTCTCCGACCAACCGCCGTCTGACGTGGCCTAACGGCTCACAGGCTTGGGTGTATAACGGGACCGAACCCGACCAGCTCCGTGGTCCTCAGCACCACTTCGGATGGGTCGACGAGCTTGCCAAGTTCCGCTACATGAACGAGGCGTGGGACCAGCTAGCATTCGGTATGCGGCTTGGCATCCACCCACAGATCATGATTACGACGACACCCCGACCACTCCCTCTCATCAAGAAACTGATGGAAGACAAGCGGACGTTCGTCACCCGTGGTTCTACATTCGACAACAAAGCCAACCTCGCTTCCTCGACGCTCCGAGTCCTCGAAGACCGATATAGCGGAACCCGGCTAGGCCGTCAAGAGCTTGAAGGAGAAATCCTCAGTGACATCCCCGGAGCACTCTTCAGACGAGAAGACATCGATACCGGCAGAGTCTATGACACACCAGAAGACCTCGAACGAGTCATCGTCGCCGTCGATCCCGCAGCCTCCTCAAACGAGGGGTCTGACGAAAACGGGATTGTCGTCGTTGGTCTCGCGCGTGACCGAGATGGATACGCGAGAGGTTATGTCCTTGAGGATGCGTCACTCCGTGGATCACCCGAGGAATGGGCTCGCGTAGCCGTCCGGATGTACCGGAAATGGCAGGCAGACAAGATCGTAGCCGAGAAGAACAACGGCGGTGAGATGGTTGAGACGGTCATCAGGACTGTCGATCGTGCCGTCCCTGTCAAGCTCGTCCATGCGACGCGTGGTAAGGTCGTCCGTGCCGAGCCTATCTCAGCCCTCTACGAACAGCATCGTATCCACCACGTCGGTCAGTTCGACCTCCTCGAAGACCAGATGTGTATGTTCTCGGTCGATAACATCCGGAATGAAAACACCGGATCACCCGACCGTGTCGACGCCCTCGTGTGGGGAATGACGGAGATTTTCGAGAAGATTGCGGGTCGCCGGAAGGTCGATAAGTCAGTCTCAATCGTCGAGCCTAACAAAGGCTTCACGCCTGGCTATGACCCATCACAGTATTACGAAGACAACCCACAAGGATGGATGGCATAATGGCAGACTACGCCGAGCAGAAGTCGAAAAAGCCTGAAAAGAAGAAAGACGGTACGCTCGTCGACACTCTCCCCATCGAAGGGACGGTTGATCCCAAGTACGTCCCGGAAGGCTTCGACTCACAAGAAGAATTCCTCTCTGACATGAGGAAGCAGTACGAAGCCGATCTCACCTTCGATCGCATCAATCGTGACGAGGCTCTCGACGACAAGAGGTTCTCGGCAGGCGAGCAGTGGGACCCGGTAGTTCTCCAACAGAGGAAGGGTCTCCCGAACCTCGTCATCAATCAAATCCCGCAGTTCACGGCCCAGCTCGTAGGAGACTGGCGCGAGGACCGAAAAGGTATCAAGGTCATCCCGTCTAACGACGAGGATACCGACGTCGCGTCTGTCCGTGGTGACCTCATTCGTGCTATCGAGATGCAGTCTCGTGCCGAACGGACGTATGACTCGGCCTTCGAGTCTCTCGTCCAATGCGGAGACGGTGCATTCCGTGTCGCCGTCGAGTACGCCAGAGACGACGTCTTCGATCAGGATATCTTTATCCGTCCGATCGAGGATGCTCTCTCCTGTGTCTGGGACAGGTTCTCAGTCGATCCGACAGGCCGTGACGCCAAGCGGGTCTTCGTAGACGACCGTATCCCGAAAGACGAGTTCCACACGAAATGGCCGAAGGCTTCGCCCGACAACCTCATCGATCGCCCCATCGATCGTATCAGCCTTGCTGGCTGGGTTGATGACCACTCCTATCGTGTCACCGAATATTGGAGGCTGATCGAACGTCAGCGTCTGATGGGTCTGTTCAGTAACGGTAAGGTCTTTGAGATCACTGCCGAGAACCAGAAGGAACTGACGTACCAGTACGGGCAACCAGTCCGTCAGCGTCTTGCGTGGTGTACCTACGCCCAGATGCACCTAGTGACTGGGTTCGCCATCCTTTCTGGTCCTTATGAATACAAATTGAATCGTCTGCCGATCATCCGGATGTCCGGTCGTGTCGTCAACGTCGGTGGCCGTCGCGTCCGCTACGGTCTCGTAAGGTTCATGAAGGACCCCTGCCGCCTCAAGAACTTCTGGCGGTCAATCGCTGCCGAGCAGCTTGGATATGCCCCGAAGGCTCAGTGGATCGCCACCGAGTCCGCCGTCGAGGGACGTGAAGACGCCCTCCGTAAAGCCCACCTCTCGCGTGATCCCCTCCTTGTCGTGAATGACGAGGCAGTGATCGGGCAGAATATCCAACGTCTCGATCCTCCTGCCCCGCAGGCTGCCCTCCTCAACGAGGCGCAGGTCAACGCACAGGACATGAAGGATGTCACCGGCATCCACGACGCCTCTCTTGGCATCAGGTCCAACGAGACGTCAGGCCGAGCCATCCAGGCGAGACAGCGTGAAGGCGACATCGCAAGCCTGACCTTCTACGACAACGCAGACGCGGCCGTCCTAGAGGCCGGTGACGTAATCAATCAGCTTATCCCGCAAATCTATGACGGTACTCGTACCATCAGGATTATCGGTGAAGACGAGTCGATGAAGTTTGCCCGGATCAACGATCCGATGCATCCCGACTCAATCGATCTGTCTGTCGGAGAGTACGACGTCGCTTTGACGACTGGTACTTCCTATATGACTCGTCGCGTCGAAGCCGCACAGTCCATGATGGATGCAGTCCAGGTCTTCCCGCAGTTGATGCAGGTGGCGGGCGATCTCATCGCCAAGGCTCAGGATTGGCCAGGAGCCGACAAGATTGCTGAACGTCTCGCCCAGGCGATGCAGATGCAGATGTCGCAGGTTGATCCGCAAGAGTTCCAGCAACTCCAGCAAAACCTACAAAAACTACAGTCTGAGAACATGATGCTTAAGCTCGAAGCGAAGAACCGCGAAGACGAGCTTTCAATCAAGCGTTATGACTCTGAGACTCAACGCATCCGTGCGTTGTCCGACAACCAAGTCGACGGCAACCAGATGGAAATGGATGCGATTAAAATGATTATCGACGGGTCTGCCAAGCTAGACGAGCACGACATGCAGCGTGAAAACGACCACCATGCACGCTCGATGGCTGTAGAAGACCTGAAGATTAAGAAATCGATGCCCAAGACTACAAGCACGTCTGGTCAAGGGAATTCATCGCAACGAAAGACGGCAAACGGTTAAAGGACCGATCAAACCTTATATATGAGTACGGAAAACCAATCCGCCGAGTCTGACGTAGACCTCGATACCTTCAGCGCAGAGTTCTTTGGCCAGAACAAAGCCGCTCCGGAGCAGGCCAGCACCGAAGCAAAGGACGAAGGCGAGACAGAAGACCACGACGCCAAAGAAGAAAAAGATACTCATCCCGAGGATAGCGATACCCTCGATACTGAGACCGACGAAGACGACGCCGAGGACGGTGAAGGAGAGGACGGCAACGACTCCGATCCCGAACCAGACAAGAAGCCTCGTCGTAATCGAGCCCAGGAACGTATCGAAGAGCTTAATAAGAAGTATCGAGAGACCGAACGTCTCCTCAATATCGCCCTTACGAAGCTCGAACAGAAAGCCGAGCCAACACCCGCAACTCCGACGGTAGTCGAAGAGCCGGTAGGCCCAACCCCTGACGACACAAACGAAGACGGTTCTGAGAAGTATCCGCTTGGTGAGTTCGATCCTCAGTACATCCGCGACCTGACGCGCTTTACTCTCAACCAAGAGAGGGAAGCAGCTAAGCGACAGGACGCAGAAGCCGAGGCTCAGCGCCAGCAGGAGACTGCCAAGACTGAACTCGCAAAGTCATGGGAACAGAAGCTAGGTCCCGCCCAGGAGCGTTACCCTGACTTCCAAGAACGTGGACAAGAACTTGTCGACGCGTTTCAAGGAATTGACGTAGCTTATGGGGACTACCTCACGACGACACTAATGAGCATGGATTACGGCACCGACGTTCTGTATTACCTCGCTTGCAACCCCGAAGAAGCCAAGAAGATCGTAGCATCCGGAGCCGCTAAGGCTACCGTCGCTCTCGGTCGACTAGAGGCGAAGTTCGCGATGGCAGACGAGGAAAAACAAAAAGCACGTCCGAAAGTCTCAAAGGCTCCCGAACCGCCAGCCCACCTTAACAAAGGTAGTTCTGTCGCAAAGCCGGAAGTCGAGGATAATACGGACGACCTCGATGCCTTCGCTCAAAAATTCTTCAAGAAGCGAGGGAGTTAACTCATATGAAAGGATAGCTTGTGGCTACTATTACTGTAGATCAAGCAAAACTGGTACTCAACTCGTTTGCTGCGATCTTCCAAAATAACCTCGTCTCTGCCGATCTCGTCACCTGGCGTAAGTTTGATGCCGAGATGAACGACCGTAACGCCTTGACTGTCGTCGAGCAGGTTGTGCCCCGCTACGTCGTGACTCGCACGACCTCGGGTGTCAACGACCTCTCTGCGGGTGTCCAGGACAGCGTCTTCGGTTCCGAGCAGTACAAACTCCAGGACGTTTTCGGTTCTAGCATGGGTTGGGGCGACTTCGTCAAAATCCGTGACATCAACGAAGCCCGTGAAAGCGCTGCCCTTAAGCAGGCGGCTCTCAACCTGGCTGAGCAGATCGATGCCTACATCCTCGGTTTTGCGACCCTCGCGTCGAATAACTGGGTTGGTACGCCTGGTAACTCGCTCACGGCCTTCAACGACGCCGCTGCGGCTTATACCCGTCTGAAGGAAGAGGGTGTCGACGACGTCGATGTCCGTGCCGTCCTTACCTACGCGGATAAGCAGGCTCTCGGTAACGCCATCCTGGCTTCGACCGGTAACGCCGCTCTTGCCAGCGAGGGTTCGGGTGTCTATCGTAACGGCTGGGAAGGCTCGATCGCGGGTGTTCCGACGCTGTTCACGCAGCAGCTGCCGACGCTCACGACTGGTACTCGTACCAACGGTACGGTTGCTGGTGCCAACCAGAACGTCAATTACTCCGCGGTTGCGGTTTCGTCCGCGCCGGGTAACTGGCTGACGCAGACCCTGAATATCGCGGGTCTCGGGGCCGCTGCGACGATCAAGGATGGTGAGGTGTTTACGCTCGCTGGTGTGAACGCTTACGACAATCGCCTTCAGGCGTCCCTCGGTCGTCTCCAGCAGTTCCGTATCATCGGTGATACGACTGCCGACGGTGCCGGTGCGGCGACTGTCCGCATCTTCCCGGCGATTATCGTCCCGGCAACAGGTGGTGGTTCGACGGCTAACGTCAACAGCGCTCATGCGACGGTAACTGCTGCTCCTGCCAACGGTGCGGCTGTAACCTTCATCACGACCGCCTCGACTGCCGTCAAGCCGCGTCTGATGATTAACAAGTCGTCGATCGTGGTTAGCACTGCCGACCTCATCATGCCTGCGACGGGTACTGCCCAGCGCAAGGCACTGACGAAGGTGCCGTTGTCTGTCCGTATGTGGATGGATAGCGTCTTCGCGACTGGCGACCACCGCATCAGGTTCGACGTAGCTCTTACGGCTGGTACTAGCGACCGCCGTCGGATTGTTCGCGTCAACGGTGCGTAACTGAAACGAGGGGCCTTCCGGCTAGAGCTGGTTGGCCCCTCATCTTTAGGATTTGAAATGTCGGAAACAGTTAAAGAACGGTATCATCCGCAAGTCGTCGCCGTCAACGGTACTGCCGTTGTCACAAGCGATCAACTCGGCGGTTTCCTTGCACTGACGTCAGGCACGATTACTGTGACTGTCACTAATTCGCTCACCGGTGCTACGGTTACTATCGTCAATGCCGTTCCTGTCACGGCTGGCATCTGGACGCCTCTGCCTTTCTATGTCGGTAAGAACGGCTGCACTGTAACACTTGCTGGTGGAGCGTCGGGTACTCTAGGGGTATAACATGATCCCTACATGGATACAACAATTCGCGCCTGGAACATTCTCCCCATCGAACTGGATATTGTTTACAGGCTTTTGGAGAGACACAGGTCAGTGGATTGACACACAGGTCTGGAAGGATAGTTAATGACCGCTAAATCAACGATCACTAATGGCCAGTCCGGCCTGTCTGTCCGTACCGCCTTGAACTCTATGTTCGGTGATCTGTATGGCGGTGCCGCCGCTAGACATGTCGTAGGTAACTGGTATCTGCCTGTTGAAGGTATCACCCAGAATGGTGGTGCTCCGACTGCCAACACGATCCGGCTTGTTCCGTTTGTTGTAGGTGAGACTGTCACGATCTCTGACCTTGCGGCTGTCATTACGACTCTCGCAGCGGCCGGTAATGCCCAACTCGCGATCTATAATTCTAGGTCCTTGACAGACTTCCGACCCGGAACCCTACTCGGGGCGACAGGCAGCTTATCTACCGGTTCGACTGGTTTGATTTCAGCCGCGATCTCGGATGGTAATGTCATCATGACGCCTGGTTTGTACTGGATGGCGTCTAACCAAGACAACGCGACAGTCGCGTATACCCAGATCACGAACACGTCGACTCCGTTGACGCGTCTCGTGGGTGACTCAACCGCGACTAACATCATCCAGGCGACGGGTGGACTGAGACAGTGTATGTCGTTTACTCAGACGTTTGGTACATGGCCGGATTTGACAGCCCAGACGCTGTCTCTTCAGAATAATAACTGTGCAGTCGCTTATAAAGTCGCTGCTGTCGCTTAAGGAGAGACTATGTATTTTCTATGGATGGAGTATAATCACCCTGAGACGACTGACATTACGGTCCATCGTTACAACGAAGACGGTGATGAGATTGGTGTAAAGATCATTTCTATGATCGAATATCCAGACCAAGAAGAGCGTGACGCGTTGATTGCTCAATTCAGAGACTTCGGCACCTAAGGAATAAAGATGACCCTCGTATCCTCGATTATCAACGACGCCTTTCGTGAGACTAACATCAATGCGTTAGGACAGGCCCCGACTGACGATCAGAATACTGAGGGTCTTCGTCGTTTACAGACCCTCGTGTCGTCTATGCTCGGAAACGAGGCGGGTGATCCGCTGACTCCGTTCCCTCTCGGACAGAACGAGATCAACTCTCCTAACGGCTATCCTTGGTACGCCAACGAATTGCCGGGTAACGTCTTCGTCCCTGTCAACTCTCGTATCATGCTAAACCTGACAGGACCGGGTACGATCAACCTCCACCCCAAACCGCACGACGGGGCTCGGATGGGTATCGTCGACGTCAGTCAGAATTTGAACTCGTTTCCGCTACATATCTATGGTAACGGACGATCGATCGAAGGTGATGACGTCCAGACTTATGACGAGAGTGGTACGATCCGTGAATGGTTCTATCGTGAAGACCTAGGCGACTGGAAGAAGGTGACGTCCCTCGCTCTGACGGACGACATGCCATTCCCGGCTGAGTTCGACGATCTCTTTATCATCTTGTTGGCGGCTCGTCTCAACCCTAGGCATGGTCAGACGCTTGATGCACAATCCGTCGAAGCCTTGAAGCGGGCAAGGACACAGTTCCGGGCGCGCTATAGTCAAGACACGCAGATGCCGTCTGAGGATGGCCTTCTCTATCTTACGAACTACTATCGTCAATTCGGTCGCTATGCAAACCGGTTGTGGGGTGATAGCGCCGATTACTTCGACGTAGGATATCCATTCTAATGGCACGTAAGGAGCGAAAACCTGACTACTGGCCGTGTTGGTACTATGGACCTAACGGTGAGGCTGAGATATTCGATGCTCCTGCCGAAGTTCCTGAAGGTTGGCAGACTACCCCGTTCTCCCCTGAAAGCATGGAGGGTCCATCTGAAGGTAAGAAGCTAGACCGGTTTCAGCTCATGGCCCTTCTGAAAGAGATGGGCGTAAAGGTCAATCCTCTCTGGCCTGCCTCGGTGATGGAGGAAAAGTTATCGGAGTTATGAGATGGTTGCACTTGCACTAGGTCGCGGTGCGTATCAAAGAAACTATTCGTATGAGCCTGAAATCCACATGCTCAATCGTTTCTATGAGACGGACCCTGCCAATACGATTGACGGTACAGCCATACTTGCTCGTCCGGGTACTACGCCACTAGTAACGACGGCAGACAACGGAACTCCTCGTGGGTTCTTCTCTGCTCCAGGTCTCTATGACGGAGACTTGTTCTTCGTGACCGGACAGCAACTTTATCGCTATCGTCCTGACGGGACTAAGATTGCGATTGGTGGTGAAATCCTAGGTGCAGGTAAACCCAGCATGGCATTCATGTCTGGGGCTGGTTATGAAAGGTTGTTCATTGCTGACGGCACGCTCCTCCAATACTATGATGGCGGTTCAAAAGGCACGTCAACCCTTACTGTCTCGGGTACTATCACGAACCAAATCATTCGTATCGGGGCTAGTTATTTCTCTTGGTCGAACACTGTCTCGGGTCCTGCGACTGGGATTTTAAGCGATCCTTGGCTCGCAAAGCTAGGCGCGAACAACGCCGAGTCCCTACAGAATATGGCTAACCTTCTGTCCTTTGTTGGTACGAGAGGCATTGACTTCTCGTCTAATCTAGGCGGCCAGAACCCCGACGTCACGGCGACTGTCGATGCGACTCACCTCTACTTGACGAGCCGGTCGGATCTCTCGACTGCCAACTCGATAGCGACAACCGTCGCATCTGGTGTTGGTATTGCCTTCGGTACAGCGACGATCACAGGCGCGGGTGTTCACGTCCTTCATGGCGTCGAGATGCCTGACGGTGTAGGTGCCCAGTCTTGCGCATCCCTCGCCGGTTTCATCCTCGTGTCTGTCGCTCAGTCTGGCCGGTTCTACTGGCTAAACCCTGGTGATATCACGATTGATCCGCTGAACTTCGCGACTGCCGAACGACAGCCTGACAACATCGTTGACATGATCTCAGTCGGTGACACCGTCTGGATGCTGGGTGATGGTAGTACGGAAGTCTGGTACGCGACAGGCGACGCAATCGCTCCGTTCGCTCCTACCCAGGGCCGCGTCTATGCGAGAGGCATCGTCGAAGGGACGGCAGTCCGAGTAAAAGATCAAGTCATTCTAGTCGGATCAGACGGTATCGTCTACTCGGTAGGCGGCGGCATCGAACGTATCTCTCATCACGGTATCGAAGAACGTATCCGTGCTCAACTCGAAAGGGAGCTTGGTAGCTAATGGCTACGCTTTTCATGGATAATGGCGTCATCTACGGAACGTCAGCCCATATGACTGACGGTATGTATGCCGAGACCTTCGGTACAACCATCACGACGGAAGATGGTTTGACGGCCTTCTCTATCGCCCCTAACGGTTCTGATCGTTACGTCCTTCCAGCAAATAAATCAACGCTTTTCTGGGCGTTCCGTTTCAAACAAACGACTATCCCGAGTGTAAATGCTAATTCTGGATATGTGTCTTTCCGAGACGGGTTGAATAACAACGTATGCACCCTCTGGGTAGATACGACTGGTCGTCTGGTGTTTTCGCTGGGTGGGGTAGGCGGATCGGACATCGTCCGTTCAGTCGGTCCTGTCATCAAGGCAGACACCTTCCATCACATTGAACTCAAGCTGGTGCGTCACGCCTCGGCTGGTTCGATTGAAGTCCGGATGGATGATAGCTCTATCCCGACGATGTCGGCGACTGGCGTCAATACCGGGTCGTCTGATATCGCGCAGATCGTATTCGGCAATACCGGTTCCGGGCCTGGTACATTCATTACTGACATCCATATCTGGGATACGACCGGCACTCGAAATAACAACTTCCTCGGTGACGTCGGAGTCGCTCTCCTCTGGCCTAACGAAGACGTCGAGACCGGATGGACTCCACGTTATCGTCATAACATCGGAGCCGGTATCCTTGATCTTCGTAACCTCGGTAACGGCGACGTAGGCATCTCGGCAGAGGATAGTCCGACACTCGAACTCGGGTCTGGTGACTACACTCTCGAAACCTTCGTTCGGTTTAATTCTCTACCTACTGCCAGCAATAGGGCTATCATCCTAGGTAAGTGGAACGACTCGCTCGCTCCTACCGACCAGAGATCGTACCAGCTCAGCAAGTGCGGTCCGACGCTTAACGGCGGAAACCTAGAGTTCAAGGTCAGCACGACCGGTGTCAACGAGATCACCCTCTTCTCGGTGCCCTGGGCTCCGGAACTTAATAGATGGTATCACGTCGCTGTTTCTCGCTCGTCGGGGAATACGATGCTGTACATCGACGGAGTCATGCAGGGCGTACCCCAGACTGACGGAAATACCTACTTCGATGGTTCGGCTCGTCTCTCGATTGGCTGCCAAATCTTTACGTCAGGTGCTGGTACTCAGGTTACATCTGGCCCGGCTGTCCAAGGATGGCTTGACGAAACTCGTATCACGAGAGGCTTCTCACGGTACAACAGCAACTTCACTCCGACGACTGTCCCGTTTGGGCGAACTGTCGGGACTGACCCGAACTTTGCTTCGGTGACTTTGCTAGCTGGCTGGGATAGCACGTTCCAAGACGAGTCGTCGATTGGTCGGACATTGGCTGGTCGAGGTGGTTTCGGAACTAGTTTCCAACCCTCGATCATGATTACTGACGACGGATCGTTCCAATACCAGACGATCAATGCAGAAGACACCCCGGCATTCGGGGCTCCTCGTGATGACACGTTCATTGCAGCAAGCCTGTACTTCGCCTCGGCTATCCTGACGCTGATCGACAATCCGAGCAACGGAGAGACTGTCACTATCAATGGACAGGCTTACACGTTCAAGACCGTCTTAGCGTCTGCGTTTGATGTCTTGATTGGTGTCGACATGGCGACTACCCTCGCCAACCTCGCACACGCGATTAACGACGACAGCGGAGAAGGGACGCTTTACGGGACTGGCACGACGCCTAACGTCGACGTCTTTGCTACCGGGATGGTTTCACCTCAAATGATGGTGACTGCCCGAGTCGCCGGGACAGGCGGAAACAGCATCACCGTCGCCGAGACTCTCGATGGTTCTTGGGATCACGCGACGCTAACTGGCGGTGCCTCAATCCCTGGTCCGTCTTCGTTCCGACTGACTCGTATGCCCGTCGGTGTCACAACGATCCGTTCGGTTATGGCTGTGACGCGTGCCTATAAGACTGACGCAGGTACTGCCAAGATGAAGACAACCTTCGTCGGACCGGCAGGTGCCACGATTGACGGGGCTGAGTATTCGATGACTGTCAATCCTACCTATAGGACGGACGTCTTTGAACTCGATCCAGACACGTCAGGACCGATCACTCCTGCGACCGTCCTTCAGGCTCGGTTGAGATACACAAGGACGGCGTAATGTGGCTGGTGTCACTGGTGAACCTATCGACATCTCTGAGTCTGGTGCTTATCTCACACAGGTATCACAACCCTCTTCTCGGCTCAGCCAGGGAGGGTTGCTGGTATCTTATAAGCAGCCTCCCTCGACGGGCGTTGATCTCTCTCAGGCTCCGTTACTGGTCGCTCACAGATCGCCTCCGGCGGTTGGTGTCGACGTCGCTCAAACGCCTGTCTCAGTCCTCTATTCGAGAGGAGATAATGCCGTGACTAAGGTAACTCAGTCTGCTCTGTTGATGGCATGGAAGACGGGTGTTCCCGGCCAGTCACGCCAACGAGCATGGACCTTCGACTTTGATGGACATACGTTTTATGTCCTTGATCTGGCACAGGAAGGGACATGGGTTTATGACTTTACGTCTGGGCAATGGAGCAAGTTCGAGACTCCGGGTTATGGCGTTTGGAATCTTCTCAATGGGTTCGCGTGGGAAAGCAACCGCATGGTTGTTGGCGGCGATAGCATCTACTCGACTGTCCACATCCTCGACCCCTCTTCTCACCTCGACGATGGTTGGCGTCCCGTCGAGTATAAAGTTACGGCTGGCGTGTCTTCGCGGGACCGTGACGGAAAGAGCATGGACGCGGTCCGGCTTGCGGTCTCTGCCGGTTATATGGCTGATCCGATGCCAACCATTACTATGCGCTTCTCCGACGACAACGGAGCAACCTGGTCCAAAGACTACCCCTTCCAGTTAGTGTCGGGACAGTATTCCCAGCGTGTCGAATGGAACAGCCTTGGTACGTTCGGCGTCCCAGGCCGTGTCATCGACTTCTCCGATCAGGGTGGTCTAGTCAGGATTGATGGGGCAGAAGCCCAGATAGATGGACAAGAGTAATGGCTTCGCAGACTCCCCCGTGGAACTGGAATGAAAAGGTTGTAGGAGAGGATGGGAAAGCCACTCCTACATTCCTGGCATGGCTTCAACAGCAGCTTACTACAACCAAGCTCGCTAACGACGCCGTTCCGTCAGGGCGTCATGTCGATACCGGGACTGGTCTTGCTGGTGGTGGCGATCTCTCAGTTGACAGAACGTTGACGCTTTCAGCCATCCTTGATAACCTGAATGACGTCGTTATAGTTTCTCCGGCTGACGGACAGCTTCTGAAGTACGACAACGCGTCGTCTTCGTGGAAGAATGTAAGCGTCTCGGCCGCACTGGACGTCATCTCTTCAACGAGGGGCGTCGTCCTTTATAGGGGCGCGGGTGGCTGGGCGGCTCTCCCTCCTGGCACTGCCGGTCAGTTTCTACAGACTGGGGGCGCTGGTGCCGATCCTGCCTGGGCGTCTGGTGGAGGCGGAGGTGGGGCTACGCTCCTCGCTACCGTCACAACCACTCTAGGCCAGACGTCGTTCACTCTCGCCTCCAGTATCTCTCAGTCTTATCGAGAACTGTATATCGAGGCAGTTGCAGGCACTACAAGCTCTTCTACTACCAACTCTGACCCTTGGGCTGTCCAGTTTAATGCCGACACCGGCTCTCACTACGAGTGGGTTATCGAAGGATTTTTTCCTGGCGGCACATTTAATGTAGGATCAGGATCGGACACAAACATTCGGACGGCCTGTCTTGCGAGTACAGGCGCAGCCGGAATTAAACCAAGCCATAGCAAAGTCAGTATCCCAAACTATACTCAATCTACCGGGCCGCAATATGTTTATGCCGAAGGGGCAAACCAACAAGGAAACGTGAGCCTTTTCCGAACAACTGGTTGTGGTATCTGGGTTCCGACCTCGTTTGCAGCGATTACACAGATTGATGTAATGACGACTGGTGGTTCCACGTTCTCGACCGGTTCTGTCTTCAAATTGTATGGGATTTCGTAATGACGAAGATACCTGACGAAGTAATCGCTGCCGCCAAGGCCAGCCAGAAGAAATGGAACATTCCTGCGTCCGTCTCGCTTGCTCAATGGGCGGTCGAGTCGGGCTGGGGTCAACACTACTCTGGTCGAAACAATCCGTTCGGTATCAAAGGCAAGGGGCTTCACTTCGTCAAGACAAAAGAGTGGAGCAAGACGAAAGGTTGGTATTGGATTACCACGACCTTTAAAGACTACGACACAATCGAAGAGGCTTTCGACGATCATGGTCGTATCCTTGCTACACTCCCTGTCTACTCAAAGGCTAGGGCGACACTCCCCGATCCAATCAAGTTCGTCCACGCCTTGACGGGCGTCTACGCAACCGCCCCGAACTACGGCGACGTACTCGAAGGCGTAATCAACGGTTCACAGAAGTTGAGGCAATATGATTAAGGTAATCGAATACGTCAAGGCCCGCCTGAAAGAACATTCGACCTATGTCGGATTGACTCTCGCGATTACGGCGGCGGCTGCTCTTCCTTATCCGTGGAACATTCTGTCGTTCGTAGTCGGTTTTATAGGGAGCATGTTTCCTGATGGAACCGTTGGTAATCCTTAATCTCCTTAAGAGATATCTGCCGTACGTCTTGGGTGTCGTCTTCCTTGTGTCTGCGTATTTCTACGTCGACCACCGGGGATACCATCGAGCCGAGGTGAAGTACACTGCCGAGATCGCACAGATCAAACAGAAGAGCGCCGAGTCTGAGGCTCTCGCATGGCGTCAGAAGAATGACGCCGAGAAGAAGTATAGGGACAATGCTCAAAAAGCTGACACTAACGACGCTGCTCTTCGCAGCAAGTATGACGCTGCCCTCCTGCGCCTCGCAAAGGCTCAACGTCCAACCAGCCAAGCCGGTGCCAGTACCGGTCCTAGCCTTTCCCAAGGCAGCGACGGACCCGGTGGAAGTACCGAGCTTCCTGAAGAACTAACGATCTCGTTTGAGGACGCCAAGATATGCGCAGTCAACACGAGTCGTCTGGAGGCAGTCCACGATTGGGCGACGTCCATTTCAGTCGATCAAGAGAAGAAGTCGAGTACGCAACCGAACCCTATCGACACGAAATGATGGGTTTCGATCCGGATGCGTGGTTAAACGAGAAGGACAATCTCGTCATCTCTGACGGCTGTGGTAACATCTCGATGTTTGAGAAGGGCTCGGATGGTTTATATACCGGACATTATTTCTTCGTCGTTCGTGGGAAGGCTGCTCTCAGCCTGGCGAAGACGATGGTCGAGTTCTTCTTTTCTCAGACGGACGCAAAGGCGATTAGAGGATTGACTCCTCTAACTAAGTTAGCTGCGAGATGGATGTCTCGTCAGATCGGTTTCAAAGGTCACGGAGTCGTTCATACGCCTAACGGACCGTGTGAACTTTTCATCATGACAAGGAATTAATATGGGCGGTATCTTCGGTGGCAGTAAGCAAAAGAGCAGCCAACAGTCCAGCTCTCAAAGCACGTCTGATAGTGGTAACAACTATTGGCCTCAGGCTCAACAACAGTTTGGCGGAGTAGCCAATCAGACGGCCACGGCGGGTAATGCCCTTCAGGCTCTTCTTGGTCTGGGTGGTAATAAGCAGGCGTCTGACGACCAGTATCAGCGGTTCCTAGACAGCACCGGCTTCCAGTCTCAGCTTCAGCAAGGCAGCCAAGCCATTACTGGCAATAACGCCACGAAGGGTTTGCTTGACTCAGGCGCTACACTCAAAGCCTTGACGGGCTATGGCCAGAACATGGCGAAGCAGTCGTTCTCCGACTATCTCGGTCAGTTGATGGGTCTTGGTAATCAAGGCCTTCAGGCTGGGTCTCTACTTGCCAATGCAGGCCAGTTCAGCCACAGTCAGAGCACGAGTCAATCGTCGGGGACGAGCACCAGCAAGTCGAAACCCGGTATCGGTGGTCTCGTTGGCGGTATCATGACGGCGTAAGGAAGAAGAATGAACCCCTTTTCTTATCTACTCCAAGCCATTGGTGTTCAGCATCCCGACGCTACTCAAGCCCCCGCCGATGGCGACATCACGGTGACTGCCAGACCAAAGCTTGGGATGACGAATGCACAAGATGCGCAGCCGATCCCTGTCGGTAACCGTTCCCAGCTTCAGGATATCGCGGATAACGCATCCAACGCGCCTGCCCATAAAGGTGCTTTCGGCCAGAAGGGTACACTTCGTGATATCCTAGGGGCCGTCGGTGACGCCTTCCTGATGCAGTCTGGTCATAACGCAGTCTATGCGCCTAAGCGGGACCAAGAGAAGGCTTCTGATGCCCTCGTTGGTTTTACTCAGAACCCGCAGGCTGCCTTCGAGCGACTCGCGGCTGTCAATCCTGAACTGGCTGGTAAGCTCAATGACGCCTATCAGACTAACCAGACCCGGCAGACAATCGCTCAGGGTGTGGCCAGTGGGAAGAATGACGCCCTCTATCTCCAGAAGATGGATAAGCTTTCGAAGCTGGGTTCAAATCTCCTTGCTGGAACTAAGTCGCCTGAAGAGACTGCCGCTGCCGTCACTAGACTGAAAGGTCTAGCTGCCGCTTTGAAGGTTGATCCTGCTGATCTCGGTATCAACGACAGCATGTCTCCGGAGGAGATACGGGCCATGGCTCTCGGGAATGAGACGCCTTACCAGCAGGCACAAGTCCCGATCAAGCAACAAAATGCCGACGCTCATACGGCGACTGCTGCGGCTGCTCAGACGAATGCCGGTACGAATGCGGGTCGTCTCAGAGAGACTGGTCGTCATAACCGTGTGATGGAGCCTATCGCTCAGCAGAATGCCAACTCCAATTCGGGGAAGGCTGATGCAGTTCAACAGAACGCAGATACGAATGAGTACAGTGCCGACATCCGAAATAATCGGAACGTCGCTAACGGTGCCGCCCCTGCCGCCCGAAAGCCGACTCACGCGAGGCCTGCCCTGGCTCAGCCTGGTGCTCCTGCCGTCGGATATAAGAACAAGTACGGCCTGACGTATCAGGGTGGTGACCCTAACGACAGGAAGAACTGGAAGTAAGGATATAGAATGGCCGCAGCGTGGGAAGATTTTGGAGCGCCTGACTCCTCGACTAAGACTGCCAGTCCTCCTCAATGGGAAGAGTTTGGGGCTCCTCAGGCTGCCATTCCTCTCGCTGACGACGGTAAGCCGACCGGCTATGCCGACGGCGACATCAAAGTCACTAACCGAAAGCCTAAAGACCTCGCGTCAAGCAATATCCTTGATCTCTGGAATCATGACGCGTTGACAGGTGAAGAGCGTCAGTGGGGTCTGTCTCCTGAGTCTCAGAAAGAACTCGGTATTTTCGGTGCCAAGTATGGTCCTGCCGACGTCGGTGCTCGCATCCTGACTGGTATGCAGGCGTTGACTGAGATGGGTGCTGCTGGTGTCGAGAAGGCTTGGCAGGGTATGACCCCCGAAGGTCCAACGGGCGATTTGACCCGTTCGATCCATCCGGGTGAAGCCATCCTTGCTTTGGCTGAGGCGATGCCTGACGCCGGTCTGTCTCATGGTATCGTCGGTCCTCATCGGTTCAGTCCTCAGACGGAAGCCGAACTCCAGAGCCTGTTCAAGAATGGAAGTGCCGAACAAATCCTCGACGAGGTTAAGCAGGTTGGTGGTCACATCGATCCTGACGCGGTGTCCGAGTTCGTAAAGAAGCGTGACGCCGGTGCTCCTATCGATCCTCGTGTTCGTTATGAGCAAGGTAACCTTCCGCTCGAAGAGCAGCATAGCCTTCAATTGAATAACCCGCCTTCGCCTGAGAGTAAACTCTCGGCTGAGGCTGAAGCGTTTACGAAAGGAAAGTCGGCTGAGCCTGATCTCGACTATCGTCAGCGTGAGCTGCCATTGGATCGTCCTCCTCAGCAACTCGGTCTTGATCTTCCTGAGCCTGAGGCTAAGGCAGCCTCTGAACCGGCTCCGGAATACAAAACCCCTGAGAACGTCCAAGGGATTGTTGATCACGTCAACGAGACGACTAAAGACTGGAAGAATGCTCCAGAGATCGAGGTCCACCATAACTTCGATGACCTAGAGGACGTCAATCCGAGAGCCATGGGTGTCTATGACGCCGAGACTGGCAAGATCAGACTGAATACTCAGGCAATTGAAGACGAGGCGAAGCTTCGCGATCTGACGCCAGAAGAGATGACGAACACCGTCGTCTTCCATGAGGGGCTCGGTCACTTCGGCCTCGCTCAGAAGTTTCAGGACGGTCTCGATAGCACGTTGAACTCGTTCTATAAAGACAGCCCGATGTTTCGTCGGAAAGTCGACGCGTGGTTGAAGAAAAACCCTGACGATTACGCCGATGACTTCGATCGCACCGCCCGTGCGGCTGAGGAAGTCCTGGCCGAACAGAGTGAGAAGGGCGCTCTGCCGGTCTCTTTCTCTAACCGTCTGAAGAACTACGTCAAAGCCTCAGCCCGTAAGATGGGATTGAAGGTCGATTACACCCAGCGTGAGATCGACACGATCCTTGCTCAAGCTCATGAGAACATCACGGGTGGGACGAAGTCTGCCGCTTCTGGTAAGGGCATGCGTTACTCGCTATCGCCCTACAACGAAGACGTCAAGGCTGTCGCTCGTCAGTATGGCTACGACGGAGAACAACTCCAGCGTGCTTTGAAACAGGTTGATTTCCGTTATGCGGTAGATCAGGCTCGTCGTAGACGGCTTGGCCTTGAGCATGACGGGGTTACCATCGAGACGCCACAAGACGACATAGATTGGGTCAATCGGACTCGTGAGTTAAACTCTGCTCCTAAGACTTCTCCGTTCACTGAGGTCAAAGAGACCAAAGACGGCACGAAGTTCCTCGAATACAAGAGCAAGTCTGGCGAAGTCATCCCTATCAAGATGGCTATCGACAACGGCACTGCTGAGATTGCTATCGATCAATTCTCGACTAAGGCTAATCGTCTAGGTCCGGGTGAGCTGCGTAAAGCCATGCTTGACCTTGCCGAGAAGTATCCTGAGATCGAGAGGTTTGGTGGTTATCGTAGGTCTGGTGCTGGCGCAGGCCGGGTACAAGAACTCGCGATTAAGTCTGCCAATCGATACATGATGCGTCGGATGGGTGACTCGAAAGGTCCTCTCCGTGGTGTCGCTGACGAGGAAGGAAACGGCAAGGCCTTGATTGGCGCTTATCGTACCAACCGAAACGTCGAAGACATTCTTGCAGAGAATACACCAGAGAAGAACCCCGAGTCTTGGGGTGAATGGATCGACAAGGCAGGTAGCCTTAAGAACCCCGGCAAGATTGTTCAAAATCTAGCGAGAGGTTCAGAGGTGCCTGAGTTGACGGCTGCTCGTCAGTTTGCTGTCAAATCGATGAACCGTATATGGGACCTGAGCCATAAAGACAATCTCTCCGAACGTGAGATGTATCTTCTCGCTAAAGAGCAGGAAAGACTGGCTAACGTCATGCAGTCAATCGATGACGTCGTAAGCAATGCCGGTCGTGTCCTGAACTCACTCAAGATGGAAGTCGGAAGCGACAAAGCACTGACTGACCAGATGCGTCGAATGCTTCCTCACGCCGATCTGACTACTCCCGAGGGCCGTCAGGCTTTCGTCGATGCAGTCGCGAAAGGCAAGAAGCAGCAAGAGGCTGTCGAGAAGAACATGAGGGTGTTGTCTAACCTCCTCAATCTTCCTAGGACGGTGATGTCGTCTATCGACCTTTCGGCTCCGTTCAACCAGGGCCTGTTCCTTATTGGGACGAAAGGCTTCTGGAGGAGCTTCGGTACGATGTTCAAGTCGCTGAAAAGCGAAGACGTCTATCAAGACATCATGGCAGGCATCAAAGAACGCCCGACATATGAGTTGATGGAGAAGTCTGGACTTAGTCTGACTGACATCGATAGTGAGTTGACCAGCCGAGAAGAAGCTTTTCAGTCAGAATGGGGTAAGAAAATACCGGGCGTCGCCATGTCTGAGCGAGGCTTTAACGGCTTCCTCAACAAGCTCCGGGCTGATACCTTCGATCGGTTGCTGAAGCAGTCTCAGGACGCAGGCGTAATCTCGACTGACCCTAAGATGAGTATAGAGACGAAACTCCAGAACGAGAAGTTCGTCAAGGACATCGCAACCTACGTCAATAACGCGACTGGTCGTGGTGATCTCGGACGGTTCTCTCAGTCTGGGCCGTGGCTTAGCGGCCTCTTCTTCTCCCCTCGTCTGCTGGCTTCCCGTGTCAATCTTTTAACACAATGGATGCGGCCTAGCACTTACACGACTCTCAATCCTGTCGTTCGTACCGAATACATGAAGAACTTTGCCGCTATGGGCGGTATGGCTCTGACTGTCGCCGGTATCGCTAAGATGATGGGGGCGGAGGTCAGCACCGACCCGAAGTCGTCTGACTTCATGAAGGTGAAGGTAGGTAACACCCGGTACGGAACGCTTGGTTCTTTCGATCCTTTGATTGTGCTGTCGGCTCGTCTGGTGGCCAACGCAAAGACCAACTCGAAAGGGAAGGTCGTCGAGTACGGGAAAGGCTTCAAAGCCGAGACTGCCTATGACGCCCTAGCTACATTCGTAAGGACGAAGCTTGCCCCGGTTCCCGGAACGGCTATCGATTTACGGGTTGGTAAGAACGTCGTCGGTCAACCAGTGACGGCCACGTCGGCAATCGGGAGCTTCGCTCCTATGTTCCTCCAAGACTTCTATGATGTCTGGAAGGACCAGAAGAAGGACTTCGGGAAGGCTGCGGAAATGTCAGTCCCTGGTTTCTTCGGTATACCGATGCAGACCTATGATCCTAACGCTCCGAGAACTCCTAAGAAAGCTGCCGAGCCTCAACCAGAAGCTGCCACGACTCAGGCAGAAACACCGTCATGGGAGGAGTTTAAGTGACTGTAGAGGAGCGTCTTGCTGTCGTAGAGACAAAACTCGAACGTCTCCAAGATATCGAGGACAAGCTCGATGACTTGATTGCACTGAGAAATAAAGGGACCGGGGCTTTTCTTCTAGCCTCGGCCCTCCTCGGGACTGGTATAATTGGAACTATCGTCCAGATTATTGAATGGATGAAGGGAGTAACTCATTGAGGAAATTTCTGACAGTATTAATCGGTCTTCTGTCAGTCTCTGCGTCTGCCCAACTCGTTTGTCGAGACGGCAGCACTCCATACATTCCGACCACGCCTAATCCGTCTGTCGTCGCGATTGCGAATGACGCAGAGATGGATGCCGCGCTTAACAACGCGAAAGGCGGAGAAGTCTTCCAGCTAGCCGACGGGAACTATAGTCTCGGGCTGGCTAACAAAGCCTACATCTCAGAGGTGACTCTCCAGGGTGGGCCGGGGGCTGTCTTCTCAGCCTTTGCTTCGGTCTCTAACGTCAGCAACCTGACGATCAAGGGAGTCACCTTCAAAGGCAAGGCGGCCCAGGCTCAGGGAACTTATCTCCTCAAGCCAGAGAACACGGTCAATCTGAAACTGATTGGTGTCCACTTCATGGGCATCGATCAGACAATGACTGGCGTCTACCCGAAGACGGGAACGAATGTCGGGACGGTCCTTGACGGCGTCGAGGTGGCGAACCTCTACGACGGCCTGACTCTCGGGAGTTTTAAGAACCTCGTCGTGAGGAACTCAGACTTCCACGGTCTCGGTGCCGACTCGATGAAGGTATGGAACAGCTCGAATGTCTTGATCGAGAAGAACCACGTCCATGACGCCAGGCACGCGTACAAGGCCCATCCGGACTTTGTCCAGCTACAGTCTGGTAATTCGGACGTCACGATCCAAGACAACCTGATTGAGGGGGCGACGCAAGGCATCGATAACTTCGGCTTCGCGGTAACTCCGCAGACGAACATCGTCGTCAGGCGGAACACCCACATCCAGGCGAACTATCCGAACTTCGTAGGATTGAATAACGTCACCGGCTCAATTACGGATAACGTCATCAAGCAAGGGACGGGAGGCTATCCACTCATCCGATACTCGGGTGGGATCTCTGTCTCGAATAACACAATCACCAAATAAAAAGAAAGCCCCCTAGGCATAACGCTTAGGGGGCTTTTTTAGTACCTACGCCTTGTTGAATGTATCGAAGATTTCGTGGGCGAACTCGATGCCGGTCCAACAATCAACGCCTGCCGCGTCGAGGGCTTCTTGCCATCGCTCGATCTCTAGCAGTTCGTCATAACGTTCTTTTGAAATAGTGACCTCAGTCTCCGTTTCCTTTGACATATCACCATACATATAATTATCCGTCATAACTTGGTCTCCCTATTTCGACGATTTCGCAGACTCCGCCGCTACACGCAAGTTCTTGAGAACCTGTTGTACCATCGGATGATTCGTACTCAGTAAGTCTCGACCAATCAATATCCGGAGTCGGGTGGTCTTTGAGCCACTTCTCGTATTCATCTTTTGTTATCTCTTGGTACGGAGCCTGCTTATAACTACCTCCGTCATGCGGTAGGAAGGAAACTCCTGAGAGAAGATCGAAATTACGATAGACCCAAGAACCAACGTCCATCCATTCCTCTTCTCTGACGTTGATAGTCGCACTCGGCTTATGCTCACACCAATTCTCTTGGAGATGCTTCCAAAGATTGAGGGCTTCGATTGGGCCTTGGTCATCTCTAGTTACTGCTCCATCGGGGGCTTTGATTGGGAAGTAGAAAACACTTGTGTTTCCGGATGACATGACGTCTGGTTCCCAATATACACCAGCGTCTTTAAGGAAGACCGTAAGAGGGTCTTTGTTATCCGCGCGGACAGTTCGAAGATAATAGCGAGAGTGACGAGTATGCAATCCAGAAGCAGAATTAACAAGCTGAGAGACAGTCCCACTAGGTTTAACACAAGTAGTAGCGGCACTAGGATTAATCCCGAGACGAGCCGCCCATTCGATGTTTGTTTGGAGTACCTCTTGACGTAGGACATTGAGGACTTCAGACTGTCCCAAGAGAGCGAGGTTGTCACAAACGCCTGTGAGAGAAACCCCGAGAAGACGTTCTTCATTGCACGTATCACGCCATATCTTCCTTAGGTATTTGAAGTCGGTAAACGTGGACTGAATTGTACCGAGGATTGCAGCAACCTTAGCTTTTCGTTTAAGACTCTCAAGGTCGTCTGTAGCTCGGACCACGATCTCCGTGAGGTTGCAGAACTGATATGGTCGGAGGAT